GTGCTTCCGGGCCTCTTGAAACGTAGGTCTGACGAAAAGGCACTTTTTTTGTCGTAATCGGTTAGGGTAGAAAAAATGCCAGTACCAACAAATGCGCTTACTTACAATGACTATGTGACTCAGATCGCAACTATGGCTGTGGTTAATACCCAGACAGTTAGCGGCGTAGTTCAAAGTACTGACGATGCATTTAATTTAATTATTCCTCAGATGCTTAATTACGCTGAACTTAGAATTCAGCGTGATATAGACTTTTTACAGAGCGGTGCTTTGCAAACAACAGCATTATCTGCTGGGACTAAATATCTAACCTATTCTTCTGCCGATTTTAAGACGATTGATACTGTAAACATTGTTACTACAAGTACTTCCTCATATGAAGTTCTTTCTACCCTAATTCCAACAACTAAAGAATTCGCACAAAACGTCTATCCATCTACTGCCGTTGCTGCTAATTGGGGAACTCCGAAGTACTTTTATTTATTTGGAGATCTTGGAAGTCAGGACAATATAAATTTATTTATCGTCCCACAGCCAAGTGCTAATTGCTATGTTCAAACTATAGGCACTTCTTGGCTTGAAAGTTTATATAAATACGCCACAACCGAAGATGCAGGAACTGCAACTACATACATAAGTTCATATCTACCAGACTTGCTGGTACTGGCAAGTATGATTTACATCAGTGCCTATCAGCGTAACTTCGGTCGTCAAAGCGATGATCCAGCAATGGCTCAAAGTTACGAAGCTCAATATAAGACTCTGTTGCCAGCAGCCAATAATGCTGAAGAGCAGAAGCGCTTCCAAGCTTCTGCTTGGTCTTCTTCTTCTGTTCCATCGTCAGCTACTCCAACGAGATAATTTAAATGCCTCATGCGTCATTTAAAATCAAGCCCGGAGTGGATCAGAACGAAACTCCAGCATTAAATGAGGCTGGCTTATCTTCTACCAATCTAATACGGTTCATTTACGACAGAAATGGTAATGGACTTGTACAGAAACTTGGTGGATGGACTAAGTATTACCCCAATCCATTTTCCAAAGTAATAAGAGCCGTATGGCCTTGGAAAGATATAAATGGAACAGATCATTTAGCGATTGGCATGGAAAATGATTCTGGAACAATAGAATCAACTTTAAATGTTTTAACAAATGGAAATTTGTATGACATTACCCCACAATATAAAGTAACAAATCCTGTTATAAATGTAGAAACTTCAGCCGGAAGTTCTGTTGTAAAAATAACTGACAGTTATGTCACAGGCATTAATCAATATTGTTCTGTGTATATTGCTACTCAAATAAGTATTGGTGGGATTGTTTTATTTGGATTATATGAATGTATTACATATTATGGAAACACATATGAAATAATTGCTGTAGATACATTAGGAAATCCATTAAATGCAGTGACTACATCATCGGCAGGGTCTATACCAAGCATATCTACAATATCTGGTAATAGCATAATTTCAGTGCATATGGAAAATCATGGATATAGCGCAGGAAGCACGTTTTCTGTATTAATACCTTTAAATGTTGGAGGTATTAATTTTTATGGTGAATACATAGTATCCAAGATTGCAGATGAAGATAATTTTGAATTAAATTCTTCATTAGTTCCAACATCAGACGAAATAAAATATATAAATAATGGAAAAGCAAATTATACATATAACTTTGGAATCGCAGCAGCTCAAGTAGGTACTGGATATGGCGTAGCAGGATATGGTCAAGGCGGATATGGATATGGCATAGATACTCCAGTAGTTTATTATGGAGATGATATACATTCTTATAATTGGAGCTTAGATAACTGGGGAAGCTATTTAACTTCAGTTGCATTGGACACAAATGTTGAAATACCAGCAGATTCTGCAGTTGGCGTTGTTGTAGATGATACTGTTGAAGTAACTATAACTTTTTCAGAAACATTTATTTTACCTATAGGTCAATCTATAACGCTTAATGGATTTCAGCCACCACAATGGAATCAAAATTGCTACTTGTCATCATCTGATACTGGAACATTTACCTTTCTACTTCCTGCTTCTACTGGAATATCAGGAAGTCCAACAACATTGGGTAATTTTAAAATAAATTTTGCCCCATACCAGCCAATTTATTCTTTTGATCCGTTAAGCGGTCAACCTATATCTGTAACTATATCAAATGCTCCTCCATATAATAATGGCATCTTTGTTGCTATGCCACAAAGGCAGTTAGTTTCATTAGGATGTACTTTTGATGGAATACCAGATCCACTATTAATAAGATGGAGTGATGTTAATAATTTTGATTCATGGGTAGGAACCGTTATTAATCAAGCTGGATCTTATAAAATCCCAAAAGGATCTAAAATTATTGGCGGAATTCAGGCGCAGCAACAAGGTCTTATATTTACAGATCTTGGCGTGTGGTCAATGCAATATATCGGGCCTCCATATGTATATGGATTTAACGAAGTCGCTACTGGCTGTGGACTAATAGCTAGAAAAGCTGTTGCAGCAATTTCTGGCACAGTTTACTGGATGGGACAATCTCAGTTCTTCTCTCTTTCAGGAAATGGTGTTCAGCCTGTTCCTTGTCCTGTTTGGGATGTTATTTTCCAAGATTTGGATACAAGCAACTTGGACAAAATACGAGTTGCCGTTAACTCTTTATTTGGCGAAATATCTTGGTTCTATCCAAATCTAAGCTCAGGAGGAGAAAATAATTCTTACGTTAAATATAACGTGTATCTAAATTGTTGGGATTATGGGACTTTGAGCAGAACTGCTTGGACTGATCAATCTGTTTTAGGTAAACCTATCGGCGCTGATCCTGTTTCTGGATATCTATATCAGCATGAAACTTCTCCAAATGCAGATGGAGTGGCAATGAACTCATTCTTCAGAACTGGCTATTTCGCTATGACTGAAGCAGACGTTAAGAGCTTTGTCGATGAAGTATGGCCCGATATGAAATGGGGTCTTTATGACGGAGATCAAAACGCAACTGTTTACATTACGTTTTATGTAACAGATTTTGCGGGACAAGATCCAGAAATCTATGGGCCATACCCCATGACTCAAGACACAAAATGGTTCAACCCAAGATTCAGAGGTCGCCTGATATCAATTCAATTATCTAGCAATGACCTTGATAGTTTTTGGCGATTGGGAAATATTCGCTATAGATTACAACCTGACGGAAGATATTAAGCATGAATAGCAATCCTTTAGACGCAAATTCATTTGCAAAAACAATGTTTGATCTGAAAAAGGGAGATGCCTCTATTTCTGATCTTCTTACTGGATTAAAAAATTTAGTAAGCTCTGTAAATAATATTTCTACAATTTATCAACAAATAAATGGAATTCAAAATAAATCTAATTTAAGCGGAACCTCTCCAATTGTTGTAAAAAATTCATCATCAAGAGTGGCTTTAATAAGCGTAATTGAAGCTGGATCTACAGTTGGATATGTTTATGATTCATCAACATCTACGATTAATGCAGAAACTCCCAAGCTTTATGTCATTCCTAATGAAGTAGGAATATTCAATGTAAATATGCCAGCGAATTTTGGAATTTTAGTATCCCCCGGAACTGATCAAATCATCACAATAAGTTATTCTTGAGGTCTATATGCCACTAAAACACGGCACATCACAGGAAATCATTAGCAGCAACATCTCTGAGATGATTCATGCAGGGCATCCACAAAAACAGGCTATCGCAGCAGCGCTGAATACAGCTCGTCAATCTAATGCCAGTGGTGGTCGTCCCACCCTGCACTTAAAGAAGCGTAAAATCCATTCTAAGCTCCATACTGGCCCGATCCATAGCCCAGTAGCAGGGAGAACTGATCACCTTCCTATGCACGTTCCTAGTGGCTCATACGTCATTCCAGCCGACATCATCTCGGCTATGGGGGAAGGAAATACCATGGCTGGATTTAAGCATATGCGCCGTATGTTCTCTGGTATTCCATACGGCGGTGGCTCTATGCCTTATGGAGGTTCCCAGACCCCTTACGGTGAACCTTTGCCACACAAGGCTGATGGCGGAGATGTCGAAGGCGTTCCTATCGTTGCTGCAGGCGGAGAATACGTTCTTTCTCCAGAAGAGGTAAGATACGCTGGAGATGGAGATATGGACGCAGGCCACAAGGCTTTGGACGAATTTGTTAAGCAATATCGAAAAGAAACTATCAAGACTTTAAAGAATCTACCCGGCCCTAAGAGAAATTAAGTATGTCAAAAGATCTGAATATGTCCGATACAAGTGAATTACGAATTCGTATTGGAGTTCCAGAAGATTTAGACGAGATTATGAAATTGGCGATGAGCGCCACAGAAGAAAATGGGTTTTTATCACCAAGTCCGACAAAGATGGCTGCTGAGATTTGGCCTGCTTTGCATCAAAATGGTGGCATTGTGGGAATAATTGGCAAGCCACAAGGAAAGATTGAAGGCTTGGTTGTACTAAGGATTGGTCAGATGTGGTATTCGGATACGTTGATTGTAGAAGAAAAGGCAATCTTTATTGACCCAGAATTTCGTTCCGCAAAGGGAGGAAGGGCTAAAAGATTGTGTGAGTTTAGTAAACAGGTGGCTGATAAACTTGGTATCCCATTGATTATTGGGGTATTATCTAACAGCCGCACAGAGGCAAAAGTTCGCATGTACGAGCGTCAATTCGGGCCACCAAGTGGTGCATTTTTCCTGTATGGC